GAAACTTCAGCTCCAGACGTACCAGAATCGTTGCGTGGGTCGTATGTAGCGTCGAAGAATCTTGCCATGATAATATTATAAAAACAGTAAATCAAGCCACTTAATAGTCATGCACGGCGCGGCGGGATTTTTAGATAGTTTTGTTCAAGATGAACTGAATTGTCGTTGTCTTAGTGAAGAAGATTTTGGCGCACCTCTCGCCAACGAAGAAAATGATGTACCCTTAATGGATATGTACAACAGAGGGTTGACATTATGTCAGGACGGAAGGGAACGGACAAACTTAGCACTCGAGGGGGGACGGCCTGGAGCAACGGGCTATATTCCAACTATGGAACAGGGGGTGATGCTGGGGGCCTCACCGAAACCCAAGGCGTTAGTTCTGGATCTGGGGTCACCGAACGAGGAACTGATGGAACAGTCTCGTCTTCGCCGTGGTTTGCGCCGATAATCAGCGACTTGACTGAGTGCAAGGATGGTGTCTGCCCAGTGCCCTGGGCAACCAAAGAAACGACTCCTGTGCTCCAGGAAGACCTAGTGAATCATCCTTCGCACTACGCAGAAACAGGTGGAGTCGAATGCATTGTATCTATTGAAGCACAATTAACAACTGAAGAGTACGAAGGATACCTAAGGGGCAACTGTGTCAAATATCTATGGAGATGGAAAAACAAAGGTGGAGTGCAAGATTTAAAAAAATGCAAATGGTACTTAGAGCGTTTAATAGAAATAAACGACTCTAAGTAATTATTCAGTCCTGCGGTTGTGTGTGCGTATTGCGTGGCAACATGCGCACACAACTTGACATTTTTCAATTTCTTTTAAAACTTCACTTAAAGGTTTGAGTATTCCTTTTGAGATTGCAAAAGATTTTCTTTTACCTGGAAGATGATCAAACTGTAAAGCTTCTGAGTGTTTATTGTAGCCACAATCAAAGCATTTTCTTGATAGCTTTAAATCATCGATGTATTTTTTACGCTCCTCTCTTTTCTTTTTATTGTTTTTACAATTTAATTCATTTGCTTTGGTTTTGTATTTCTTAAATGTCCCTGGGGAATACCAACGCTCTAAATAGTAGCCTTTCCCATCTGTTTTGTTTAATAGATAACACGAAAAATAATAACCATCTTCTCTTTGCTCTCCCTGCTTGAACGGCTTATTTGTTTCCGGATTCAAGCGTTTCATTTTGCTATAGACACTAAGTGCACTATAGCAAAAATCAATGCATTATACGGAAGTATTCAAAATGGCTGAAGATCGTCTTCATCCTCGTCCTCGTCGTCGTATAAACATGCGGCGGCGAGTTCTGCTAGCTCTAGATCAGTGGGAATATCAAAGTCAATGTCAATATTTTCAGACGCCATGATCTCTTTTACTGCATACCACTCCATCAGGCGTTGATGATAGAGGTTCAGCAGAGCAGCGTACAGGTCGTCCCAGGTCATCTCTTGGGCTGCAAGCTCAGCTTTGCGCATCGAGAATTGAAGCTCTAAAGGAAGTTCAAATTCCCGTGGCTCTACTGAACGCTCCATTCCGCTTTGCACGTTTTTAATGCAACTATTCTAATTCTACCTGTCAAAGACAGTGTTGAAATCATCGGGAACGTATTCGTCGGAGCTACAAGAGTCCCATGGTTTTTCGCTGACCCTAAACTCATTGGCAAACCGAGATAGCACGTAAGGATTCAAGCTTTCTTCCAGGTGCTTAATAGCTTGTAATTCGTGCGCAGCCCCAGAGTAAACGCGGAACGCCGCCAGCAGAATCTGTGCGCAAGGCTGTATGAATGCATCGGTATCCCGAAGCAACAAAGTTGTTTCTTCTCGGCGCCTATCAAGAAGACTGCCCACAACTTGATGATCAGCATCAAATACCCACCTGGTCATTTCTTCTGTGACTTCCTGTAGGTCTTCGTGTTCCAGGTTATCGACAATGCTGCTGTAGAAAAAAGACTCCCACCCAACAGAATGGATGAATGAAATCAAAGCTTGCCTAACAGAATCACTAATACCAATATTGAGCTTAGATAGTTGTGTATCAATAACATCTACTTCGTGAAACAAATATTCAAGCGCCTTTTCTTTGCTGCATAGATGGCCTCGTTTCACTGGAGATCCATCAGGATAAAACTGTGTGCCATATCCAATGGTGTACGGTTCTCCACCTGTGCTTGGATCAGCGTAGGCTTTCTCGTTAAAGCCCTCATGCTTGCAAATTAAATTAATTGCAGACGTGTAATCGGTCATGAGGACAACGAAACATTACCCCAATCATACACACTTTTTAAGTATCCTATTGACACTTGTTCGTCCCACCCCCACTAAACGGGCTATCGTAGCTTTGTTTTTTATTTCTTTTGAAAGACGGATAACCTCTTGCTTTTTTTCTTCGGTTATGCTGCATCTTCTGTTTTGAACTTGTTGTTTATTGGGAATCCACGTACAATTATCGGGGCTGTAGTGAGCATTTACATCTAACCTTTCCACCGTATAGCCACTAGGCCTTGCCCCCATTGACTCACAAAAATTTTCAAATGAGTCAAACAAATTTTTTATTCCTCTTCCTCCATAGTTAGGATAGTCTTTGCAGCTTGAGTTGCTACAACGATAATTTATTGAGGTCCAAATTTTATATAAAGGATGCTTGTAATTACCATGTTTTTGTGCTTTTTCTTTTTGTAAACACCCACAACTTTTTGTTTTACTAGAGACCAGCGACATCCCATAAGTTGTAAACTTTTTTCCACATTCACATAAAACAACCCAGCGTGATAACTGGTGTTTCACGCTGGGACTATAACCAAGAACGGTTAAACGACCGTAAACGTTGCCCGTTAAATCAATAACGGCGTGATAAAACTTCTTAGCCTTGGCCACGATAGCGTTTTTGCCCAGGCTTTAGCTTAGTACTTTTAGAACGCCCTTGCCGCGTCTTCTTGGGCTTGGATTCAATTTTAATGGAGGAGCTTGACTTTGGTTTTGCCATGGTTGTCACCAGTTGTAATTGCAGGCCCACCAGCCGGGAGTCAGTTTGTCCTTCTTCTCGGAGCAGTTGTGCCTGGCCTTAAAGTTAGCACGTCTTTTCTCGTCATGGTGCTGCGTGTAATCTTCGTAACCTCTAGCACCAAAGCGGACAATCCCTTCCTTGCCCCCCTGACACGCTTTGACCACGTACTTGTGCTTATCTCCTGCAGGGGCTCTTTGAGGCTTGTTGCAAGCCATCTTATCTTTTTGAAATCTATTTGCAGCACTGGCTGCTTTTTTACGTTTATCAGCCATTAAAAGGAGCCAAAGAAAGAACTAGAAAAAGGATCCGACAAATCAGATGAACCAGTCTTGCCTGCTGTGGGAGAAAGGTTTAAACGTGACTTAAATTCCGAAAGGATGTCACTGCCTCTTTTAATTTTAACTGGAGAACTCGGTTCTTCCTCTTCTTCTGTATCTTCATCTGGGAAAAAAGAGAAGTACTTGCTTTTAGGTTTTGTGCTTGTTGCTGCCGTTGTTTCTTTGGTTTCAGTGTCTTCGTCTCCAAAGGATGACAAGTTTTCAATTTGACTAATGTCAGAGAAGGGATCACCCGTTGGCTTGAAAGAATAAAGATCAACTGGCGACTTGCCGCTGTAAATATTTTGAAAAATTTTCTTATCTTCTTCAGTCGCATCAGGCATGAAATCTTTGTAAAACTCTTCTTGGGTTCCCTGGTACCCCGCTGATTTAAAACGGTTAAACAGCGCATCATCAACGCTCGCAGCTTCTTCCCTTTTATCGGAAGCACGTTGAATGTACTCAACGCCCAACAGTTCTTGTGTTGGAGTTTCACTTTCTTGATTAAGTTTTTTAATTTGCTCTCTAATGTCCAAGGCATCCGAACTGCGTATGCTATCAGAGATCATTTTCTTTAATTGAGTAAGATCTTCTGTATTTGGATCCAGGCCATAAAGCTTTAAGACTTTCTCTGTTTGTTCTTTATTTTTTAACGGGTCTAGTTTATTTACAAACTCATCGGCAAACTCTTCTGGGTTCACAAACTGACCAAAGACCGTTCCAATTTGTGCGTATTTATCGGCAAGGTAGGGCGTCAGTACCTGCTTTAAATAGATCTGCGCAATGCGTGGGTTAAATACATCAGGAGCCGAGTCGTACTGCCTGGCTTGTCCTAATACTTCATAGTGCAGCTTGGCAAAATCTTCTTTGTTGTTTACGTCAAAACCATATAGGTATGCTTTGGCTTGCCAATTAATATCATTGCCGTTATCATCTTTTGTTATCTCGCCAGCCTTTGCTTTCTCCCAATCATTTGAAATATCAGTCTTTTGCTTAATGTATTGATCGGGAATGGTGCTGCCCCATTCCTTTTGAAACTGGTCCCCCAAAAGCACAGGAGATTTTCCTTCCGTGCCAACACCTTTTTCAAGGTAGTACTTACCTGGGTCAAAGTAATAATCAGCATTAAACTTACTTGTCCCCAGGGAGTCAAGGGCTTTCATCCAGGAAACAGAAGCCGATTCCGCCGCATTTTTTAAACTTTGCAGACGGTCTTCCGTTTGAAAAATGTTTTGCTTGTCCTTATCTACGTTAATATAATCTCTAAATTCGCTGATTGATTTTGACGCGTTAAACCGAGGCATCAAGTAATCATTAAAAAAGTCTTGCGCAAATTGAATATCAGAATCAATTCGTTTACCTGGTTCCAGGTAGTCCGCTGGTTTATTGTTGTAAATTTCTTGTGCTTTTTGCTTTTCTTCTTGCGTCGCTGTCGGATTGTTTAATGTTTTGTATGCGTCATCGTAGTCCGACCATTCAGCTAACGTGTCATTATCAACCCACCCCTTGGCACGACGTGCTGCTTCATAATCGATCCACTCTTGTTTTGTTGTTTTACGTTGGTTAATTGGAACGTAATCCTTGGGTAAATTGGCTGCATTAACTTTTTGCTGAGCACTGATATTACCAGGATCCTTTTGTAACGTATTATATGCATCGTCATATTGTTTCCAGGATTTAACCTGTTCTTCCGTGACAAAACCATTGTCAATATTGCGTTGGTAACCAGGGACGTAATCATTCGGTACGTCTAGGCCACCCGCATATTTTTTCTCAATCTCATCAAAGAACCATTTTTCCCAGTTATATAACAAGCCATTGTTGCTTCCAAATACTTTTCCTGTGTCTAATGACAAGTTAAATTTTTGAGCGAGATCATCTTTTTGTTGCCCTCCCAGGGAAAGAATGCCGCCTACTCCTGATTCCTGCAAAATAGAGTTGGCAATATTTTCACGCATACCAAGAATCTCTTGGCCGAATGAAGTGCCACTTAATAGGTCAAACTTTTGCTCTGCTTTTTTTGCTTCAATTAAAGCTCTGCGTGAGTCCTCTAAAAACTGCTTTTGAAATACGGCTGCTTTTTCAGTTTGTTTGGCTTCAGCTTCACCTGCAACTTTGGTTATTGCTGTGTCATATTCGGATAACCTTGTGTCAACCGCTCCTATTTCTTTGTTGGCTTGAATATCTTTAATTAACTTCTGTGCACCTGGATACTGGGCCGAGTCCAGTTGATATGCTTTGGTCAGCAGTTCACCAAAACCAGCCTCTGACTGGATCTCTGGCTCGGCCCCAGTGGCTTCCTTTACTGCTTCGTAAAGCTGTGCCCAAGGTTGTTTGGCCTCTTTGGGAAAACGCTCTGCGTATAAAATTTCTGACTTTGCTGTACTCCATTGATCTTTTAGCTGTGCGTTGCTAGTGACAAGATTTCTGTATTGACTAGCAACATCGCGAAGTTGATAACCTTCAGTTGTTTGTTTTAAGCCGAGAATATCGGTCGCAATTTTATCGCGTTCAAACTGACGAGCAGCATCTGTTTTGCCAGGGACAGATTCTTCTACCTTGCCATATTCAAACCCATCGGTAGGTGTAAGAGGCTTGAAACCTGGATCGCGCTCGCCCTTTTTCTTGGCGTCGTTTTGACCAACATTACTGTAATGCCAATATGAATAAGCTTCGTAATTAGGGTATCTACCAAGAATATCAAGATTTCCCTCCGCTACTGCTTTGTCCCATGCTTCTTTAGATGTTTTGCCAATTGCTGTTGAACCATAATAATTTGGATCAAAACGAATTACGTTCTCAAAGCCTTCAAAAGGAACTTTGGAGCCGTTCTTTGTGTCCCAGGGAGAAACAACTTGAGTGGTATAAAACGAATCAAAAGCAGCTTTAACATTTTTTTTGACTTCTTCATCTACACCAGAGTTGTCAATTGTCTTTTTGTACTGTAGATATTCACCAGGCTTGGCAACTTTTGAGTAACCATCTATCGCCCTGTATAAAGAGTTTACTTTTTCGGCTTCATTATTTTTTTTAGTGTTCGCATCATTGTTTCCACGAGCAATTAACTGTTCTGCTTTTAACGCGTTTTCCGCCTCCCATGGTTTTGGGTTAGGAATACCTGCTTCATTTAATGCATTAATTACATCCTGATAACCACCGTTAACGGGAACAGTCGCCGTGCGTTTAACTTGCACGGGAATGAGTGGATATGTTGTTTGTCCTTTTATTACGACAGGCTGAGTACTACGCTCGTATACCCATACATCACGAGTAATAGATACAGTATTTGCTATTGGATTCTTTTCGTTTTCATAGCCAATGCTCCATTGTTTTTTTCTTGCATCATATGAAATTGGCATCTTAAACAGCTTCCCTAAGCACGGTTAAATCACAAACAAAAACGTCAAATGGTTCTTGTTTGATCCAGGCATTAATTCTATCCATCCTAGCTTGAGTAAAGAATTCTTGCTGTTCAAACCAATCGTTCATCTTGGCGCTTGCCTTGGACGTATTGCATCTGCGACAGGCTGGAACAAGGTTAGTTCTGTTGCTCGACCCTGATTTAAACCTGGGAATTACATGATCCAATGATGTGGCATCCGCCTCGCAATAAGCACATTTGCAGTCCCAGGCGTCGTATATAGATTGGCGGTAACGTTTCTTGGCTAGCTTCGGAGTTAATTCAATGAGCAGGGCGAGGGGTTCCTGTTCGCAATTGAACATACTCTTTTGTGCTGTTAATCTATTTTAATTTGACCTGTATTTGTTCTCGCTTAAGTAAAGAGATAAAGTTTTTCTTAAGGCTGTTGACAGACCCTTGACATGGTGTAAGTTACGTCTGTAAGCACCTCCTTGGTCATGGCTAAGCATCCCGGTTGGGTCTCCGTTCAGCAAGCGGAAGAACTCCTCGGCATTGATCGCAAAACTCTCTTCAAGTATCGCGACAATGGTACGCTGAAACTTGGCCCGCACTTCGCTGCGTTCCCTGAGACTCGTTCACGTGACAGCTACCGCTGGAACGTTTCTGCCGTGCGCAAGCATCTGAAAAAACTTGAGATGCAGCCAACTGCTGTCTGAAGCTGATTAAACGTTAATCAAATGCCCCGTCCTGAACGGGGCTTTATTTTATCTATTCTTCTGGCGGAATGCCGTTCACGTAACCAGACCAAGCTAGTCCCACAGCTTCAATTGTTGATATCTCACCTGAAGCAAAAGGTAAGTGCACAACATCTCCAGCATGATAAATGGTAGGCCTTCCGCTTACTTGGACCTCACTAAAACCGTATTTACGAACATCATCCTGCTCTTGTGAGTAAATAAAGTTTGTATCTACAACATCTCCAAAGTTTGGCGTTGTCATGATGAAGAAGGATTTTGACCTAACGATGGCTTGTATGCAGTGCCATCTTTGTCATACATTGTAAAGCCTCTCATCATGACAAAGTTAGCGGGAATGTTAAACAGTTTCTGCATCATCGGCATCATCATTGGTGATTGGCAATTGTATGGAGGTACATCCATCATCGACAAAGATGTTCTTGACAAGTCCGCCGCAATCAACTCCTTCTGTTCATTTTCAGTTTGATCAACCAACCTTTGCTCCCACGCAGCCATGCTTCCTTCTTCCACTGGGAAATCAGATGGTTCTGGCGGAAAATTACCTTCCGCAAACTTCATGGCATAGATATGTTTGCAATAACGCATCTCATCTAGTAACGGTGTCCAGAAATCCGTAATTGAAATGATCTGTCCATTGGCCGAAGTGTAGTCTTCATAGGAAGGCATCCCTTCTGCCCTGGAGCCAGGAATAGAAGGGTTTGTTGTACTCCTTAGGTAGGTGGCACCAAACTCACGGAACACCCCAGCAAAATCTCTGGTTGCATCTGAATCCACTGTTGATACTGTGTTTACTTCAGGTGGAACCGTGTATTGCGCTGAGGGTGCAATAATATCCATCTTGCGATCAACCGTCGCACTCGTCATTGCATTGTTGTTTAGCTTTCCGTTCAATCTTGTTTTTTCATATCGACCAGGCTTAATAGAAGCAATACTTGTACGTGGGAAGATCCTCTTAGTACCTTCGCCAAGAGTATTCATGAATGAGTAATCACGATGTGTAAAATCTTGGCAAGAGCAACAGTATCGTGCACCTGTTATCAAGTATCTATTAGGGCTTGGGCCTTTGGTTGCTGGTGTGATCAGCGCAGCGTCAGGCGTGGCTTCAACAGAACCCGACTTGCGCAGCTTTAAGATTCCAGTGAACGGATACGTTTCCACAATGACAGCTTGGATGTAGCCATATCGTTTTTGAGTTGCCGGATCAATTGTTTCTTTGGTGATCGGAGGGTCACCCACATTAATTACGCGGTCCTCCAGGATCTCCCCATTGATCGCTCTAAGGCCGTTAGGAACGCCAGGAAGGGCCACGTAGAACGGTGGAGGCAGTGGATTACTCGTGCTCCAGTTACCGGCCAGCTTGACGTACCAGTACGCGGTATCCTCCGTCACCATTTCAATGTAAAGCCTGGTGCCTGTCGTCTTGTCAATCAAGTTGTCGCATCGCAAAGAACCCGCCAGTCGGGTCCCTGCCCAGTGCATACCAAACTCTTTGTTCTTAGTGGGGAATCCGATGAAGGTTCCAGGGATGGTTGGTTGTGCTGCTGCAACAGAAGCCGGTGTTCCGGCTGGCACAGGAATTACGTAGCTAAAAGGATACTCATATGCATTGTCGTAAAAACAAGCAGTGGCAATTTCATACCCTCTGCGCCAACGGGACCATGCCGATTCTCTGTTTATTGCACTTAATGAGTTAGGTACAGAACCAGAGGAAAATTCAGTTGTAATAGGTTTTAAACGAAAAGGATCCTTGTCAAAAGATTTGACAAAGGATCCGAACTTATCTCCGCCCTTTGGGGCCATGACTTAGAAGAAGCCGCCTTGCGCAATAACGTGAGCCCCTGGAAGATAACCAGAGCTGTTGGGACCGTCAGGGAACACACCAACGTAAATACGGTCGCCACGTTCCAGGTAAATGCCTTTATTACGCAGGGGAGCAGTCTCACCAAGGCCAGTTGTATTACCTGCGGCAACTGCAGGCACTGCCAATTGTGGCATCAGATCCGAACAATCAACGGTCTGTGTATTTGTGGGGACCGTTTTAGCAAATAAAATGCGGTAGTCACCCGAACCAGGAATGGGAGTTGTTGTACCACGTGTGTGGTAAAACACAAAGGTTACAGCTTGCTGATAACCATAGGAAATACCGTTATAGGCAAAGCCAGACGCAGTACCGCCCGAATAATTCAATGCAGTATTAACACCAGTCAGCGTGGCCGCACCGGTATAGGTGTAATAACCATAACCGGAAAAAGGTGCACCACCGCCGGTCAGGATTCCTGTCTGTGAAATAAATACAGTCTGGCCGCTGACCAAAGAAATGGGCGTACCAGAAGTTGCCGTCTTGACTTCATAGTCTGCATCACGGTAATGATCATTACGCGTGATGGTAATTGAATCAATGACACCACCAGAGCTATTGTCTTCGCTTAAGGTTGCGTCCATGTCAACCAAAATAGAAGGCGCCTGGCCACCCTGCACAAATAACGTGTTGGTAGCAGCACTGCCAACTGTTTGCGTTGTGACTCGCACCACGTCAATGAGCGGGCGGTCAACCAATAAGGGCTGTTTATTTGTTGATGTCGATGACATTTACTACTTCCGGTATGCAGCCTTTCGTGCTAGGCCGCTTGTGTTTTGTAAGCTCATTCTAGCTGAATTAGCTTTCAGCAAAACTGCCCAACGGTCCGAAGGGTGTATTGGGCATCTTCATCGATGCCCTTGCAAGAAGATCAGGGTCTTGTTGAAGAGCGAGAAAACGCTGGAACGATTCAGACCTTGGCGCCCCAGCAACGGAAGAGGCTAGACGGTTGAAATCATCTACCTTGTACAGCTTGGCCAGTCTGTATTGAATATCCCGAGTGGGGCTAGGCTTAGCAGAGTCTTTACCAGAGAGATAACGGTTGTAATCTCCTGGTAATACATCTTCGCTACCAACGTAATCTCGACGGTCCATCAAAGCACCTGGAATGGATTCTGGAACGGACTGACTGCACCAATACCCATAATACCTTGCGGAAGTATCGTGGGAATTACTTGTTGCTTAAACGCCTCAAGCAGTGTATTAGCAGTCGTGCTTTGATCTTCTTCTTGGCCACCAGTGAGATCAATGCCTGCCGCTGCTAAACGGTAAGCAACACTTTGCTTCTCACCAGGGAGAGCCGGTGGCGCAAAATCAATCCCACCTTCTAGCGTCTGTAGTTTAGGCAGTACATCACGAGCTGCACGCATCCGGTTCTCATCCTTGGGGATACCGGCGCGTTCAAAGTCGCGACGAAAAACTAAAGCAGCTTGCTCAGGTGATTGTGCCTTACGCAAGGATTCGGCAGCACGGCTTTCAGGTCCTTGTAATTCATGTAATAAAAAGTCGGCTTGCAATCCGGCATCACCTGGATCAAGCTTTCTATTTTTTGCAAAATTAACAAGGTCAGTCTGACGGCTTCCCGTCCACTGTGCCAACCCATACCCGCCACGTCCCATAGGCCCGCCAACAGCGCCACCCTCGTTTACACGGGGATTAAAGCCAGACTCTTGGGAGATATTACCAAGGACGCCTGCAATCTGTGCGTTGCTATAACCTTGTTGCTTTAACTTGCGAGCAACAATAGCGGCGGCGGGATTCAATGACATATTGTTCTCCTTATTCTCCTACCCAATTTGAACTTGCTTTGAGACCAGGGATAAATACGGTTTGCAGCGCAAGGGTCGTAGCTAAATAGGTCAAAGTACGTTTAACAAACTTGGGACAGAGAATCATGGTTTTAAAGCAACAACACTGGCCCCCGTAGATCAAAGATCTGTGTCCAGTTGGCTGGGCTTACATGCTATGCAATGCCAGATAAATCAAATGGGCTGGAAGTTCAGCAGCTTCTTGGCGTACGTATTAGCAAACTTTTGAGAGGCGTCGCTACCAAAAGTTTCTTCTTGGCCAGGAATGGGACCTAACCCATAGGATTGAGGTTGGCTCAACTGGGAATAAGTAGGAACTTCACCAGTAGATGCAGTAGGTGCACCAAGGGGTTGGCTGCTTAACGTCGGCCCCTCCATGAATTTATTGAAGGTGCTTGCGGTCTGCATGTTGTAAGCATTGGTCAACGCATTGGGACCAATTGCACCCATGCCTAAGTTGACCGGGGTGACGCCAGTGTAACTACTAGTCGCCGGAGCCCCAGAGTCGCCAAGGAATCCTGCAGGAGCAGTGCCAGTGAACGCACCCAAGTCGGCAGGAGCACCCATCTGACCAGCGTTTAAGGTGCGTTGGATAGCATTGTAACCTGATTGACCAGGCTTGACTTTTGCTGCGAGTTTGGGATTTGCCTTTGCCCACATCTGCATCCCCATATCTTCTGCAGATTGTTCGGCCTCAGAACCAGGGCCAGCAGCAATTGCTTTTTGGCGAGCCTGTTCGTAACGCTGAAGTTCAGGGTCTTGTGCGGTCAGCTGGGCAACACGCGAAACTTCCTGTTGATAGGCGCGTTCAGCAGCAGGAGAATACCCAGGAGAAGTAGCGGCAGGAACTGAGTAACCTGCATTGCCACCACCGCCACCACCGCCACCAGACCTAGCTGCGTCACCTAAACGCAACTCAGCACGACGATAGGATTCACCATTGGCACTGGGAGGAATAGAGCCAACTGCAGGTTTTGCATAAGGCATCCGACCCTGCAAAAGTTGACCACCAATGTATTGGAGTTCATTACCTGCTCGCCGGCCAATGTCAGTTTGAGGGTTTGGTCTTAAGCCAGGCATTGTTTGGGCTGCACGATTAACAGCAGCACTGGTTGCAGAAGAAGACTGTCCTTGGTTAAAAATGGCGGGCATCCAAGCGGGAGCCGTAATAGCACCTGCGCCATAACCAGCGCGACCAAGTAGCCCCTTTAAACCAGCAAGTTCTTTTCCTGTTGCAAAGCTAGGCATAATTACCTCCAAACCTCATGTAAGTAAATACGGGAACCAACTGCCGTATCAGCAGGTCCAGGTAATGCCTGGATAAATTCTGCACCAGAACGTTCGTAACGGTAACGAGCTTGGTACGGATCTTTGTAGTTAGGAACGTAAAGAATGCCGGCTAGACGATTTGTTTCGTAGAGATAAATCTCGTCCCAAACTTTTAGCGCTTCCTTGGCATTGCTCGACCGAATAGTACGGTCAACGTCGCCAACAATATTTTCAATCCGAGTAGAAGGAGAAGATGCAACCTCTGTCTTCTTTTCGGCCGTATCGCAACGCCCAATCTGGATAACAATTTTATCGTAAAAATAGGAATCGGGGACTGTATTCATCGCCTCTTCCAGACGAGCATAATCACCCGCTGGCACAGAAACAGTGAAGTATCCCAGATGATACCTAATCCTACTTTTGTCGAAGTCGCTAAATTGCACTTCTATGTTCCAGTGTACCTTTTATTATAAAAGCAACAAATCAAGCGACAGTGTCACCAGCTTGATCCACAATACTTGCAATAGGATTCATTGCGTTTTGAAGAATCCCGCCCAGCAATTGATTCTTAAATGCACCAAGTAATGATTGAGGCTCTTTGGTTTGCTTCTTCTCGCGTGGCTGGTAGTTAGTGCCAAGCATAAACGCTTCGATTAAATCGTTTGTCTTGGCTTGTGCGTCTTCGTAGGAAGCACGAGGAGTTGAAGATACGCTTGTATTGGTGAGGTCGGTTGCTTCACCAAGCGTTTTCATGTGACCGTAGCCAAGTTCGTACTTATTGTCTCCTGTGGTCCAGGTAGCCAGATTCCCGTAGCCTCCTGCATTGGGGCGCGGAGTGAACTTAACATCCCCTTCCACGTAGATCTCTGTGCCCTCCTGGCCGCCGTAATCAACGCCCCTATGGTATGTACTTGCGCCGGGGATGCCTGTGTTGCGTGGCCCCCAGGAGGAAGTCTTTGTCAACCCTGCAGCAGGGTTTAAGATCAACTCCCCTTTGCTATCTGTGATGTACTTGGGAACCCTATTGGCACCCACTCGTACGCCTGTAAATTTACTGCGGTGATACTCAGGGTTTTCGTACTCGCCAGTAACTAGGTTCTTTACATATGCATGTAAATGCGGACCACTGGAAACACCAGAGGAACCGAGCTGACCTATGCGTGTAATCTTTGCCATGCCTGTATTTTAAGACAAGAAAACCCTCGGTTTCCCGAGGGCAACTTGAGATGAGAATCAAACCCTAATCAGATCAGCAGCCATTACAGCATTCCAATCCACCCGTTTAATTTGTTTTAACTGCTCAAGACTGTTAAATCGTTCACCCGATAAAGACATCTGAAGATCTTTGATTTCCCGAGCAGTCTTCAGTCCAATGCCTTTAATATGATCAGCGATCATTTGGGCGGTGGCTGAATTTACATTTAATCGGGTATCGGGAGGGAAGGTGCGTGGCTCGTCTTGTGCTGCACGATCTTTAACCTGAAGAGTCTTAACTTTTTTAGTTGCAGATTCGTCAGGCTCAATCTCTGTTTTGTAAACGGTATAAAGGCGACCGTCTTGGTCTTCGACCATGAACCAATCACCGTTATCCCATTCGCTTACAACTTTGACGCGTGCGCCGGTTTTTTTGTGCTGATACAACATAAGGACCAGGGAGTTAATCTCTGGTCCTAGTTTACCCTAATCAGCTGACAGTGCGACCGGTCAGGTAGCCATCGATGTCTTCGTAACCAGGAGCTTCATCGGGCTGGATGTAGCACACTTCCACAACCAGGTAACCGGTGCGGCCAGCGCTTGCATCGCCACTGGAGATGTAGAAACCACCGGAAGTGGTGGTGCTGTTGGCGGTTTCCTTGGCGAACACCTTGAGGGTGGTCGCGGAAGTAGCGGCATAGTTAACAGTGCCAGGAGCAACGCCGGTTGCACCGGTGATGGTCAGGAAGGGGTTGGTGCCATAACCAGCGGTACCGCCAGCGAAGTAGATTTCGCCAGCTTGGGAGCCGGAGACGGTGGAGGTCAGGTTGGCCTGAATCACACCTTCGCCCACACCAGAAGCGGCGGTGGGGTTGCTGGAGCTCACGCGACCGAACGAGATCACGTTACCAGTAGCTGCATACACACCGGAAGCAACGCGACCGTCGCCCCAGCCGGAAGCCACGGAGATCGCAGTGCGATACACGTAAGCAGGCAGGGTGCTGGAACCAGAGATCACCATGCCGGTGATGTCGGTACGGGTGTCGTCATTCCGGTAGGGGGAAGGAACGATCACATCAGCAGAAGCAACAGGGCCAACGCCAGAGGTAGCAGTAACTGCCACGTAACCACGCTGCTGGAAGTAGCGGTAACCAGGGAGGGCCAGCACAGAGGTGGGGCCGCCCTTGGAGCCATCATTGGTGCCGGCATAATCGGCGTCAATGTTCTTATACCAGCCGTTCAGGGGCTCAGCCCAGTTGCCGGGATAGATTTTCTTAGCGGACAAATAGGTCATTTATTTTTCCTATAGTTTAGTTATTGTTTATTGATCAGATGGTGCCGTCATCTTGCACATAGCTGAACGCGGTGGTCACGAAGTCCTTGTTCAGGATTTCAAAGCCGGCGTACAGTTGCCAGATAAGGATGATGAAACGGCTGAAGTCATCGTTGTTGTTGATGAGCACCTGAGCGTTCGGGCCGCCGATACCCACGCCAATAGCTTGAGGACCGAAGAAGTAACCCTGAGCCACTTCCTTGGACGCGTAGGTACCACCGGTGCCGTCGAAAGAAGTGTTGACGTTCTTGGTCGGGAAGTTGGTCGACTCGAAGAACTTGACGCCTTCAAACTGCACACCAGTCGGCATCACAGGCTCACCAGCCAGGAAGTAGCCCTGACCAGCTTGGGGACCCATGTAGAAGCTGGCGTTGTTGGGCATGCCGGGGTTGCCCATGTACATGCCCTGACCGGGGTTGCCAGCATAACGGGCAATCTCACGGAAGTCGGGGTCACGACGCAGGTGCATCATGAAGGTAGGATCGCAGATGCAGCGATACAGACCATCGGCATAGGTAGGAACGTTGCGCTTGCGCAGGTCCTTAACAACGTTCAGCAGGTCGGTACGCACCTGGAACTGTTGAACTTCGTTGCCATACTCGGTGGAGGTGTAGGCAATGCGGCCGGAAGAATCCTTGACCTTGCCACCAGCGAAGTAGTAACCACCTTGGGTGGTGGAAGCGGCACCATTGGCTTCGGCTTTGGCGAGTTCATCAATGAACACGCGGTCGCGCCAACGACGGTAGTCATCCAGCAGCGTCAGGCTACCGATGGACTGGTGGAACATGTTCAGATTACCGGTGTCCAGCAGCAGACGCTGGGCGGTAATCAGAGTTTCACGAGCAATCTTGAAGGTCGAGGGCTGGGTCGGATCGCCGGGGTCTGCAGGACCGGTGTATTCCTTAAGCACCACCAGGACTTTCTCCTTGGTGATGTTACGGCTGTTAGCGGTACCGATCGTTTGGTCGGCAATACGCTCACGGCTGTCCTTAGTACCAGGGGTACCCCAGAACTTGTAGCGGTCTAACTGAACGGTTTGACCGGGCTGACGGGTGAAGTCGTGGACAACCACGGGCTCCACTGCCATCTCGGCAATGTAAGCAGGGTGGGGACGGTAAAGTTCCGCACCCAAGATTTTTGGGAAATCGGTATCAAGAAACACTTTTTAATATCCTCCAGAGTCGCGGGACTTGTGGGTGAAAGATTTAGACAAGTTTTTGTCTTATCTAAGACAAATTTTAGCAGGATCTAATTTTTAGTTAAGAACGCAAAATTAAACGTACTGCATATTACTGGAACCGTTTGCAGCTTCAGGGTTAATTCCTGCTTGGAAACCAGGGATGCCGATGGCGTTGTACAAATTAGAGTAGCCACCGCCTACCAAGCCACCAAGTCCAGCAGCAGCCGGAACAGCTGCCGTAGCTAGTGCGGCTCCCCTGGCAATACCTTGGAAAGACTTGCGTGCATTCGCTGCAGAACCTGCGGCATTTACAGCTTTACGTGCCATGCCAGGTTGCCGTAACGTACCAAGAGCGGCGGCGGCATAACCAGGCATTAAACCAGGGATAGCGGCAAGGGTTCCGGCATTTGCTGCTTCGCTAAGAATACGAAGAGGGCCTTCGCCTTGTTCTTTGTCTGTCAAGTTTCCAATAACAGAGCCTGTTGCACCAAGAAGGCCAGCGCCTAAAGCAGATGCTTTCAAGGCGCCGGCAGGGTTCCTCGCTGCTGCGTTTAATACTTGTCCGTATTTACCAGCAACAGGCATGGCCTCACTCCATCACAAACAGTTTGTTTGCAACAGTGGCAGGCTGAGCTTGGTTCAGTACACGCCAGGCGTTCTGGGGATCACGATTCATGATCTCGCTGAAGTTGCCCCAGAAGTTTTCGGGTTGCTGGGGAGCAGCGGCAGCAGGAGGAGCGGGGAACTCACCAACTTGGCCATAAGCAGAGGTGGTGGGATAACCACGGGTCTCCAGTTCTGCCTCGCTTTCGTACACGGGGTACGGACCTTCAGGACCAAAGAACTTCAGGGTGTAGTCGCTGAGTACATCGGGATTGGTAAGAATCTCGTTGTAAGCCAGGTTCTCTTGGTGCTCGTTAACAGCAAAGTTGGCATAACCAACGATCACGTTCTGAGCACGCTCGCCCCAGGCAACAGCACTGTCAAGCATCCCTTCAAGTTGAAGGGCGTAGTTATTTAGTACGGCGGGTGCTTCGATTCCGAACGCGTCGATTACTTGGCGGCTTTCCTGCCCCATCCCCAGGTAATCCGCGATTTGCTCCAGAGAGGGACTCGAAGAGGTTTGGGAAGAGCTGGGAGAGTAATCCTGGCTGGGCGACCAAGTCTGGGGAGCCGATTGTTGCGTAGCTGGGCTGCTGACTTGTCCGTAGTTCGCCGGGGTATACTGCGTCGGACTCGGCGAGGGTGCTCCCTGGAACGGGGATTGAACTGGTGCGCTCAGCAGATTCACCACCTTGTTGAACGCCGATTCCCAAGGATTCCCCGCCGATTCCGCCGGTTGGGATTGGGGGGCGTACTGAATAGGGGCGGATTGGTAGCTGGGGCTCGCCTGAGGTACCGCTTGGGGGTAGCTGGTACCCACCTGATAAGCCGCTGGAGCTGCCTGGTAGCTGGCCGGTACCGCCTGGGGTGCCGGAGCCGCCATCACGTAGCTGCTTGGAGCTACTGCTGCTGGTGCTTGGCTCGTCTGTGGGATCGATTGGACGGTAGCGTCCTGCATAACTCATCTCCTTTTGTAAAGCTTCTAAGGTTCGATACAGATAGGGTGTCAGATCCAGACGCGGATCAGCAGCCATCGGTAAGTCTGGTGATTGAGGGTGAGGAGTCTGCATCATTCCCCCCACCAATTTGGCGAATTGAGAATAAGCATTCTGCAATTCATTCACCATCCTGAACGGGAACCCAGATAACATCTCGGCCCGCTCCTCATCCGTCTTAGACGGAAAGAGGTATTTCAGTGCTTCAATGCTATCAACACCTAATTCTTGTAGGTTGCGAACCACAATAGAATTATTAAGTGTGTCCTGAGTGGTCTCCTCGTACACAGGCCCTGTCCAACGCCAAAGCATCGTGACATCACCATCGGGGATTAACCCAAGAACGCCTGGCGGAATCATTTTTGTTTCCACGCAAGCCATCATAATCTCTTTGACTTGATCATTGAAGACTTTCATTGCTTCCCTATAGGCAGCAATTTCTTCTTCTGGTGCATCAAAGGGAAGATCGACTGGCTTTTCAATACCTGCAGCCGCTGCCAGTGATTGACGGAAGAGTTGTTCTTCTTGATAAATAATTAACTCAAGACAACGGCAAATGCCATACGTGTAAATTGCATTTGCTTTCTTCTTTGATGTTGCCGATACACGGCCAAACAGTGACTTGTATTCCGTTGCAGTAACACCTGCGGAAATCGACAGTTCATCTACACCGCCAAGTGCAGTGCGAATTTCTTCGCGATACTGACGGGCAAATTGGTTTTGGTCACCAGTGATTGCATCTGGAACAATGTAACCAACACGGTCATTTGGCTCCAGGTTTGCAATAATCCTTGGAACTCGAATCTGTCCATCAACGCCACGACTGACGGGATCAGCCTTGAACATCGAAGCACTTAAGGATGCAGGACTGGTGAACCCAGAGTTTGCTGCAATAGAAGGACGCTGTACTGTGGAATCACCACCGGCCTCAATCAAGTCCGTCTTGGGACGAGACGACAACAGTGTGGGGTTACCAAAGAACTGAACGTTCTTGCGCATGGTGCGAACCATTTCGTCATGCGTGACGATGTGATTGGCCAACGCATCAAACTCGCCAACACCGTCGTTAGCAAAACCTTTGGGGTTGTTAAAAATCTCGACGCATGGAATGAAGCCAAGCGTATTTTTTAACGTTTTTGTTTTACCGGAGACTGCATAGTCCGGCATGTCAAAAGATAATTCACCTTCTGCGTGAGTTTCTTTAATTTCGTCGCGCTTGATTGAAAGCCTGATGTAACGCCTTGAAGCCTGGCCGTCACCAAGTGCTTTGCCTGTAATATTGGTTTGCGAAATCTCCGCTCCAAAGCCACCAGGTCGACGCACCTTGTAGCTATAGATGATCACCACCTCTTCCAGGTCACCGTCTACGTTGTAGAACGTACGATACTCATGCTCACGGAAGTAGTAGATGCGATAGTTAATTTTTGTAGGCCTGATGTAGAACAGACCTTTTCCATCGCACAGGAAATAATCCCAGATTGAATCGAGGCGTGCATCAATTTGATTGTATTTGATTACACGGTCGATAAAATCTTTGCGCTGATTTCCAAAGTTATCTTGGCTGGGGAAAAATTCAACACCCTGGCGGATGCCGAATAATTTCATCTGCGCCAAATGCGAGGCCACAACGCCCGTATCGACGACAGTGGAACTATCCTTGTCGATATAGGCGGTAATAATTTCGTTGAGCCTTGATTTAGCGTCGGCAGCCATTAAGTATTAGCCTCTTTATCTGTATTGATCTTAGCAGCTTTCTTTTGTTTCTTAAGCCACAACCACCGGTCAAAGTAAGCTAACTCCCCTGGCGTAAATAATTCAGGGTGTTTGAGAGCTTCTTTGGCCAGTTTTTTCTTTTTCATGAATACACATGTTTATCTTGAAAGCCTCCAGGGATACCTGCTTGCTGCCCATATTGCGGACCTTGGAAAAAGCCTGCATTGCCCATGGGGGGAGTTCCACCCATGGCTTGGGGAAGCATGCGTTGTGCACCTGGCAAAGGGAAGAGTTGCTGCCCTTGGCGCGGAGTTAATTGAATGGGAACGGAATCTGGGTCTTCGTTCGGAAGATAAGGAAATTTATATTGGGGGGTGGCCCCAGGGATTTGAAAACTTGGCCGGCCCGCAATGGTGCCTTGCATGCCAGCTTCATTACCCATGTAACCACCGTAGTAACCAGCCATTTAATCCTCCAGTACTTCGTAACCAGCTATTTCATTCAGTCTACTCAATACAATTCCATCACCTTTTAAGTTCCACTCAAGGATATCTCCTTCCTGCCAACCAAGCTCTTCCACCACTTCTTCTGGGAGGGCGATAAATTGATCGCCAAATTCATCCTCTTGAACTTCAATAATGTAGCTCATTTCGACAAAAGCTTTTCCATTAGCTTATCAAGCTTAGTGTTAATTTGTCGAAAGTTATCATGCATTTCCTGGATCTCACGCAGGAAATCTACTTTTAATACGTAGTCCATCGGCATTCGCCCAATCTGCTCCTGCAATCTATTCAACTTATTTTCTTGAGTTAGTACGTCGTCTGACAACTGAACCAAGCGTTGGTGAACCCTGAATAAAATTTTATTTGCAGCCCAGGAGCCGCCTGTTACAGCAGAGACAACTGCCGTGAATGCAATTGCTACGTACTCCGGACCCACAAGACTTATGCTTTTCTTTTAATTATAAGTTTAGTAATCAAATTGAAGGTTGCTCTTTTTAGCTAGACCGTTAACCAACCACACGAGCGAATCGACACAATCATCGTGTCCACTTACGCCAAAGTTGGTAAGCTCTTCAAACATTGTGTCGAAATTACGATATTTGTTGAAGATGATTTTGCGATCCTCAAACAGGCCCATGATGCCCCTGAAGCGGGCAAGTTTGTCGGCGCGGAAGCCTTTGACCGGGTGCCAGATCAAGTTAAAAAGACCATCGCCATTCAGGCAGACACGCTTGAAGTCGGCCTCCAAAGATGCTTGGTACTGAACGGCTTCAGACCACACATCACAAGTTGAATACGTTGGGAAGTAGTTGCCCTGCTCATCGCGCCCAACAATACACCAGTCATTAAGCAGTTCTTTTAGTTCATCCAGTTTTTCCAGGTTGCCCATGACGCGCATGCGCCGATAATCAATAATGTGAATACAATCACCAATGCGGCCACCAAGCACAAATACGGTGTAATCATTTTTTTCTTTAGTTCCAGCAGATAGATCAACCCCTACGCCAAGGGCGTCAAACTCAGTTGCAATCTCAGCTTTAATTAAAAGTTCTGGAGACAGCGACAGCTCGCTTTGGCGAACAATCCTGTTCATGTACTGGAACGAAAAAGCAATAGGTGCTTGCCGTTTCTTTTCCTTTAAATAATCCAGTGACCACATCTCAGGCCAATAAGATTCTTCCTCACCGGTTTTGGAGTTGGCCTGGATTGCAGAAAGAACAATTTGAGTCCAGTTGTTTTGTTCGTTGAATGTGGTGGCGTGAATATCGTCGTGGCGGAAGCGAGTTCCAAGGCAGATTGCTCGCCCACCCTCAAACATCGTGGGAGCAATAACTGCGTTCCAGTTATCCTCCATCATCTTCCTGATGTCTGGGTTGGAGATGTCTGCCGCGCTTTTAGTCGGGTCATCAATACAGATCAGGTGACTACGCTTGGAGGTCACAGAACCTTTTAGACCTGCTGCGCACAAAGTAAATTGTTCATCACCAGTAACATCAATGCCGGCAAACTTGTGGTCGATAGACCAATACTCATTACTGGTTACGTTCTTGAGAAGTTTGACTGTCGGAAAAACTTCTTGATATCGCTTGCTGTCAATAATCCGTTTGATGGTTGCAGACTTTGAACGTGCAATATCAACCGTGTAGGAGAGGTAAAGAATCTGCAGGGGTTTCTTGGCTGTTGTGTGAACACCAATTGCCCATGCCGTAAACAAACCCAGGACTGTACTTTTGGCACTACCCCTGGGGGCAAGTAAATCAATATTGGGTCCAGCAATTCCAATCAAACAGCTACTGTCCTGGCCCGTTACAAAGTGACGGTGCCACTGTTTATGGTGAGGTGCCGGAGCTTTATCTGCTACGTAGTCACAAAAGAACCCAAAATCCTCACGGGCTCTTTGTAACAGCTCTTCGTTCTTATGTTTGCGTACCTTGTGATTCTTAACTGCAGCTTGAGCGTTACGTCGATAAGCTAAGTGAAGATGAGAAGGCACAGCATTAACTGGTTAGTAATTAAATACTAACCTACTTTTTGGTTTTACGTTTTTGCTCTTGATACTTACGAGCCTTATCAAGGGCAGCTTTACGTTTTTCTTTATCGGTCATCTCGGTGCCGTCTTCGTTCTTGGCTTCTTTTTTCTTTAGGTGTGCCAGGAACTGGGGAGGAATTTTACCTTTACTCATGTCAATTAAAACGAACGGGTAGAACGACCTGGTCCCATATCAATTCCTTTGCGCTCCAGAGGTGCACGTACGTCGCGAGACGGCTGCCCAGGCCCCTGTGACGCGTTCCGGCTCGGGAAGGCATCTTCTGGTGGACGTGACTGTCCGCCCCTGTAGGGAGGCGTTGTACCAGCGATTGGGATAGAACGTCTACCAGCGCCCATGTTCGTATTACTTTTTTTTCAGTTTAATGCAACTATTCGTCTAATTGCATCTTTGCCCACACACTCATCGATGCTTCAAGCAAAGGAGCTTCAATGGGATCATCTTTGAAGATGCACATGAGTTCACGAATGGCGCGGTCTGCACCGGCCATTAACAAACCCTTTCTGTCACGTGTTGAAGTAAACGTATCAATCTGTGCGATTGTGCCGCGTAATTCTTTTTGCATGGTTGCAATACGCGCAACGCCTGCATCACGCTTGATTTGAAATGTTTCAATGTCTTCTCTGAGTTTGCGAATGTCTTCCAACATTTCGTCAATCTCTGCAAGAAGGATCTTGCGGTGATCTGGCTTGGGATAATTACACGCAACCCAAGCATCACAGGATGAAATAGATCCTGTGTACCCAAGGAAACGGGCGTATAAATAACACTCAATTACAGAGTAATTGTTACGTGCAAAAGAGATGAATGACTCCTGGGTCGACGAGTCAAGGTTATCGACCCAGGCTTCAAATAACTCAGAATCTATAACCGCGTTGCGATTGCTGATAATCCCGTTCTTCGTCGCGCTGCTTGAACTCTTGAGCCTGCTCGGCAGAAGCTCGTTGCTCTTCAGCTCCTTTTCCGATTGTTTCACGTTCTTGTTCTCCCTTGTAGCCAGCGGCTTTTTCGCCAAATTCGGCACCTAGCTCAAGGGTAGCACGTGTTTCATCTTGAGACGAACCATAATAACCTTCAGCGGCTTGTTTTTTCAATTACGCTTTAGTCGCATCGTCTAAAGATGAATCAGAATCTATCTCTCGAATGCGCTGCATATAATTATCTCGATTTTTTTGATAATTATATGCAGCTCCAGCAGCGTTTCTGTACGCATCTAGGCGCTCGGCGTCTTCAGAAGACGACGAATTGCTTGATTGCTTAACAGGGCCGCTACCGGAATAACCCTCTGGCGCAACACCCGAAAGAAAACGTGACATTTAACAAAAATCAGAAGTTGCTCATCATGCCAGCAAGACCACCCGTCATAATGTCACGACGGCCTTCAACGGACTTTTGGCGTTGTTGCTTCATTTTAGAGGCCTCAAGTTTACCAAGGAGTCCCTCAAATTCGCTCATGTTAAAGCTAGAAGGAGTATATTCGCTTTCGTAAAGGGTTTTGCGAAGACCTTTGTAGGTGTCCTCGTCCATTCCTTTTTTGCCGGCCTCAATGCCAGAGCCATACTGGGCATCTAAGTTTTTAAGCGCGTCAGCAAAGGTAAGGGCTTTGCCCGCTGCATCAAATCCGTATTTAGACATAATTAATTGCCCCAGTTAAATAACTAAATAAATTATAACAAGACCAACTATTACCAGAAACCAGAAACAAGATTTCCGTAAATTCCGGTCTTGGAAGAAATCTCTGCCACGTCTTTGGAACCTTTGTTTTTAATTTTTTGAATGTCTGCGTCAATCTGACCTTGCAGTTTGGTGAGTCCAGAGTTATAAGCAAATTCATCTCGCTGACGCATCTTTTGTTGCATCTGCTCAATTTCGCCAACGCTGCCCGTAAAAGTATCGGGCATTGCTCCAAACTTAAGCCCAACTGTTTTTTGGGTCTCTTCGTCAAGGGTTGGAGAAAAAGCAGAGCCGGTGGAAATGGTGTAACGCCCAGTGCTTTTTTGCCAGTCGGGAGCACCGTCAATTCCTTTGACAGTTGTTTTTTCACTGGGACCAAAATAAGTACGGTAGTAATTTTCTAGATAACTACCGCCGACTTTTTCTTTGTACTCATCACTGCTTTTAATTGAAGTGCCAATTGCATCAATATCAAGTTTGCCTCCTGATTTGGAAATCTCATCAAGGCGTGTTTGTAGTTCCTGGTCAGATGCTTTGCGTCCCAATAGATCTTGGAATGTACGCTGAACAAGCGTTTCCCTTTGTGCAGGAAGCTGCTCAAGTTCGTATTGTTTAATAGCCTGCAGCTGAGGTTCAATGTCACCAGCCTCTAGCCCATATCGTTGCTGAAAATCTTTAAGTTGATCCGCTGCGGCACTAGAAGTTAATGCGCCAGATTTAAGCTGCTGTTGAAAAATATTTGAGTACGAACCAAGGTTTGTTTTACCTGCAGTACGTAAGTTAGATAAACGGGTGGCTTCTTCTTGTTCTTGTTGTTCTTTTTTCTGACGCGCCGTTTCAACATCTTTTGCCAGCTGCGCATAATAAGCGCGTTGTTCAGCGCTCTCTTTCGGAGCTTCTACCTTTGTTCTGCCACCGCCACCCATTTTTCCTGATTCCTTTTATTGTATTTTAAGCAGTCTGCATCCAGGCCGGATTTGTATAACGAGAAGAAGCAAAAGCAGGTGCACCAAACATTGCGTCTGTTACGGCACGTCGCTCAGATGCAGTAATAGCCATTTGGTTGGCTCGATCACGTGCACTTGCTTCGCGTGCCTCAGGGGAAAGCATGTCACGTACCTGGCGCTTTCTTCCTTCAGAAGCTAAGAACTGCTCTTGCGGTTCAAAAAATAAATTCTCGTAATTACGAGCACGTTTTTGACGTTCGTATTCGTATTCAGGAGCAACTGTTGTATTAAACAACCCCTGCTGGCCTTGACGAAAAGCACCTTGCATGGCCATATTTGCCTGCATGGTTGCAATATCAGCAGCTGTTTGGCTTCTATTGGCTTCTGCTTGGCCGCCTGTAATGCCACTAAATATGCTGCTGCCTAATGCAGCTGCAGCCATAAATGGAAATGCCATACCTTTACCTCCTACTTTGGCAAACGGATTGTTTTCTAAAATAGACGGACTAGATTTAAATACATCCTGGGCTACAGGTGTTGTGTCGTACCCAAAAGTATTTGTGCTCCAGGTCATCTTGTTATTTTACCTTACTTAAAAATAACGCTGGCCAACAACAGGAGCAGGTACGCCAACAGCTTGGCGTCCAGCGAGATAAGCATTCCCAACATTGGCAATACCCTGACCTACATAATCATAAGGTAAACGCCCGCCACCAAAAGCTGAGTAAGCAGCTTTACCTAGATTGGAGATAATATCGTTGGTCATACGATATTTCATCTGCTGCTCACCACGGGCTTTATCGAACGTCAGTTGTTGTTCCAGGAGTTTTTGACGTGCTTCAGGAGTATTTTGTTCAATAGCCCAATCAATTAGCCGTTGTCCAGCAGGATCAGCAGATTTAAACATTTCAATTGCCCTTGGTTTATCTGATTCAGAAAGGGCTTGATACTCAGGTGAACTGAGAAAAGAAAAAGGTTCTAAATATTTTTGTGCAATACTGGCCATTGTGATAACCTCCTATCAGCCCAGAGGGCCGCGAATGCCGGTCTGCAGCACGGAAGCCTGGTAAGGATTAGAAGTCAGCATCTGCGAAGTAAGTCCAGTTGCACCAGACATTGCCTGACCTGCAAGTTGCATGCCGCCCAGGTTGCGCTGAAGCTGTGCAGTTAACCCTGCTAGTTGCTGGTTCATTTGCATTTGACGGCCCACATCACGATCCTTCATTTTATTCGTGATTTGGAAGCTGCGCTCCAGGGCTTCGGCAGGCATATTTACACCCATTTGCTTAAGGGCAAGCATCTGGTTCAATTCTTGCTGACTCATGCCGCCCAGGCCAGCTTCTTTGCCTGTACCAGCAGCAGTACCTGCTTCACGTTGAGTACCAGCGATTGCACTAGCTGCGTCACCCACTGCGTTTTGTGTGCCACCGACAAGTTGATTACCGAGTGCACCAACACCAGAACCAAGTTGTGCACCAAGGTTGGAACCAAGGAGGCTACCACCTGCATACAGAGCACCTTTGGCAAGCATGGCGGGAAGACCTGCAGCGGGAATTGCACCGGCAAGGCCTTTCATCGCCTGACCCGCAGCAAACGCACCGCCTGCAGCGCCAAGAGCACCCATCACGTCACCTTGGGCAAGTTCTCCCACGGCAACAGCAGCGCCAGGTGCATAGCGAGCAGCTCTGCCAAGACCGCCACGATTTGCATCGATAAATTCTTTAGATGCAGTTGTGCCGCTGTTAAGCAGGTTCATCAACTGTTCAAATGCATTGGGGTCCGGTTTTTGGTAGGGAACCAATCCCATTTCGTTAATCATCTGAACCTTATGATTTATTTATTACTTTAATTTTATCAGCTTATATTCTGATCGTAAGTATTGGTAGATGGGTAGGTAGGACGATTGCCCATTGCAATAACCTCATTAACTGCATTACCAAGTAACACACCGCCAATGGAACCACCAACTGCAGCAGCAAAGCCACCAGCAAGGCGACGTGCTGGACGGTTAGGTGTACTGACGGGAGTCTTTTGGGATAACGCTGCTTTTGCTGCAAGAGTGCCGCCAACAAAACCACCTGCCATTGGGATGTTGGCGGGGAAGCCAAGAAGACGAACCTCTGGATTGCCCTCCAGATTCTCCATAGTTCCTTTCACAACACCAAGCCCAAGCAAACCTTTGTCTTGGTACAGGAATCGTTGGTAGTTGCCCCAGCGCTCAGGTGTCAGGTCGGGAATATCTTGTTTTGCAGTTTCATACTTAAGGGGATCTCCAGTACGCCCTAAGAAAAAGCGTTCGAATAATTCAGCACCAGGTTGAGTAGTAGTGCGCCGGTCATCTGTGCCCAACTCACTGTATCTTTGTGCGTACCCTTTGGGACGAAACTGTTCTTCCGGATTTGTAATGTCGTAAGTGCCAGCGGCTGCAATAGCTGGAATACCAATACCTGCGGTAATAGCTGCTTTACCTGTTGCCGAGCGCGTATATTTGCCAAGATATAAATCACTCAGTCCAGTCGAGATTGCAAGAGGATGGTTCCAGCGCCAGAAGTAGGTGCGGCTGCCGTCATTAGCAACGTCCACCAATCCCCTAGATGCATAAGCACCTAGGAATTCAACCGGATCTTTTTTAAAACTTACGCCTTGTCCTTTTAGTTCCGTTCGATAACGAGGATCAAAAATACTTTGGCCGTAACCCGTTTTATTAATTAAATCACGCTGGGCGGCGTCTGCTTTTCTGACACCGGATACAAAACTTTTACCAGCCTGTTGAAGCTTTTCAGGGATATCTGAAATTAAATTCTTTGCAAACATTAGATTGCACCCCTGGACAAGCCATACGGATCAAGAGCGTTTGGTGCAACATAAGATGCTTCACCCGTCAAAGCACGTTGCGGCAAGCCTTGGATTTGAAAGTTGGTTCCAGGAGCAATTAATTCTTGCTGCAGGTTGTTGACTGCTTGCCTTTGCGTATCTTGTTGTGTGGCAACTTGCTCTTGGTTTTGCGGTTGATACGGAGGTTGCATGCCTGCAAGCAGCATGGTTGACAAGACAGGCGATGCACCCATCGCAATGTTTTGCGGGAGAGAAGGTTGATAATGGCTGCGGGTAACTGTTTTGCCTTCTTTGTTTTTATATGACAAAGTCCCAGACATACCTGGAGACATTCTTCCAGCTAATGCAACGCCACCTGCGCCAATGCCAAAATCCAGACCAGCTGCCAATGCTGCTTGGCCGAGATCTCCCGTACCCATGTAGGTAAGACCACCTGCTAACAGTGAATTGGGTACCAGCATCTCTGCTAGTTGCCTGGTGGTTGAGGGGGAGGCTTCTACTGCATTACCAAGGTTGCGTACGGGCGCCATGTATTCGATGTTGTCGCCTTTTCCAACGACACCCACACGTACTTGCTTGGCGGGGCCGCCCATGCCGATATTGCCCAGACGCGCCTTCAAGCCCTGTAGAGTTGCTCCTAATCCACGTAGCACGTCAGCGCGGCCAGCCATATTTTCTACCTTTTCTTTGATTATAT